ACAAAGTGGGTCTGGGGGACAAAAACTAGCTTCACTTATACAAACATATAACTACTACCTACAAATGATCAGAGATGTCACGGGATTAAACGAGGCACGTGATGGTAGTATGCCAGATGCTAAGACATTAGTAGGTGTTCAAAAGTTAGCAGCCGCTAATAGTAACACAGCTACAAGACATATATTACAAGCTGGTTTATTCTTAACAACAGAATTAGCAGAGTGTTTATCACTTAGAATATCTGATATAATAGAATATTCACCAACTAGAGAAGCTTTTGTTCAAAAATTAGGTAGACATAATGTCGCTACGTTAACTGAAATGTCCAACTTGCATTTATATGATTTTGGTATATTTATTGAGTTAACACCTGATGAAGAAGAAAAAGCTATGTTAGAAAATAACATACAGCAAGCATTACAACAACAAGGTATAAATCTTGAAGATGCTATAGATATTAGAGAGATTAAAAATATAAAGCTTGCTAATCAGTTATTAAAACTAAAACGTAAAAGAAAGGCTGAAGAAGATCAAATGATCCAACAGCAAAACATACAAGCACAAGCACAAGCAAACGCTCAAGCTCAACAAGTTGCTGCTCAAGCTGAAGTTCAAAAAAATCAAGCTTTAACTCAAAGCCAGATGCAATTAGAACAAGGTAAGAGCCAATTAGAGTTACAGAAAATGCAACAAGAAGCTATGCTTAAGAAAGAGCTTATGAATTTTGAGTTTGAATTAAACTTAAAGTTAAAGCAAATGGAGACTGAGATACTTAAAACTAAAGAAAAAGTAAAAGAAGATCGCAAGGACGAAAGAACAAAAATCCAAGCGTCACAACAATCTGAATTAATAGATCAAAGAAATAATAAAAAACCACCTAAAAACTTTGAATCTTCAGGTAATGATATAATGGGTGGCGGTTTTGGCATGAATGCCTTTGAACCGAGATAATTTGTTTAATTTTATAATATTATATTATGGCTAAAAAAAAGAAAGCTGAGGCGGTTGAAGAAATCGTTGAACAAGTACAAGAACAGCCTATTGTTGAAGAACAAAAGGTTGAAGAACCCTCAAATCCAAATGAGGTTAAAGATGATGGAACTATTAAAGTAGATTTAGATAAATGGGCTAAAGTTGATAAAAAACAAGATACTGATGTAGCTAAAGTAGATTTATCTAATAAAGAAGAAGAACCAAAAGAAGAACCTGTACAAGAGGTTAAAGAAGAGGTTACTCCTGAAACAGAAACAGAGGTAGAAGATACACCTGTTGTTGAAGAGATTACTGAAATAGAAATAGAAGAAAAAACTGAAGAGCTTCAAGAAGAAGTTGAAGAAGCTGTAACTGAAGCTCAAGATACTGGTGAACCACTACCTGAAAACATACAAAAGGTAGTTGAGTTTATGAACGAAACCGGTGGTAGTTTAAATGATTACGTTAGATTAAATCAAGATTATTCAGATATGGGTGATAATGATTTACTTAACGAGTACTTTAAACAAACAAAACCTCACTTAACAGATGAAGAAAGATTATTCGTTATGGAAGATCTTTATTCTTATGATGAAGAGGTTGACGACCCAAAAGATATTAAAAGAAAAAAATTGGCATTAAAAGAGCAAGTTGCGAATGCCAAAAGCCACTTGGACGGGCAAAAGTCCAAATATTATGCTGAAGTCAAGGCTGGAAACAGGTTAGCGCCTGAACAACAAAAAGCTATTGACTTCTTTAATCGATACAATGAGGACGCTAAAACTATTGAAAAGAATAAATCTGTTTTTCAAAAGAAAACAAATGATGTTTTTAACGACGAATTCAAAGGTTTTGAATATAGAGTTGGAGAAAAAAGATTTAGACTTAACATTAAAGAAGCTGATAAGGTTAAAAATAACCAAATGGATCTAACAAATTTTGTTAATAAATTTACTGATAGTAAAACACAACAAGTTGGGGATGCTAAAGGTTATCATAAATCTTTATTCACAGCTATGAATCCTGATTTAGTTGCTAATCATTTCTATCAACAAGGTAAAGCAGATGCTATCAAGGATAGTATGGCTAAAGCTAAAAATGTTGATATGTCACCTAACCAAACACATGGAAATGTTATACAGTCTGGTGGTATGAAAGTTAGAGCTATGTCTGGTAATTCATCTAACGACTTCAAAGTTCGGTTTAACAGAAACACAAATAAAATAAGTTAAACATTAAAAATTAAAAATTATGCCTTTTATTAATCCCGCTCAAGGTGCTGAATTACAGCACTTGACACCTCGCCCAACTCAATCGTTGTGGGGAGACAATTATTTGAGCTTCGATTCTGCATCTGGCGGTGGAACATTCGCACAACAATTTTTACCAGAAATTTATGAAAAGGAAGTAGAAAGATACGGAAAAAGAACTGTATCTGGTTTCCTTAAAATGGTAGGAGCTGAAATGCCTCTTGCTTCTGATCAAGTTATTTGGTCTGAACAAGGAAGATTACACGTCGCTTATGATTCGTTAGAATCTGGAGCTAACTCTGTACAAGTTGCAGTAGCTGCTGATAATACAATTACATTACCTGCTGGCCACTTAGTACAACAATTTGATACAGTTATCATTGTAAACAATGAATCAGCTAGATTAGGTAATACAATAAAATGTAGAGTATCTGCTATTACAAATACAGGAGCTACAGTTTTACCTTATTCAACTAATGATTTAGCTGATGGCGCTTTGTTTGCTAATCTTGATGACATCAAAGTATTCGTTTATGGTAATGAATATCCAAAAGGTTCTTCAGGAATCGTTGGTAGCATCGACGCTGGGTTTACTCAGTTTAGCAACAGACCAATCATCTTAAGAGACAGATACCAAGTTAATGGTTCTGACACTGCACAGATCGGTTGGGTTGAAGTTACAACTGAAAACGGAGCTTCTGGTTACTTATGGTACATGAAGTCTGAACACGAAGCTAGATTAAGATTTGAAGACTACCTAGAAATGTCTATGTTAGAAGCTGAGCAGGTAGCTGCTGGTTCTGCAATTACTGGTGTTCAAGGTACTGAAGGTCTTTTTGCGGCTGTTGAATCAAGAGGTTTAGTATTTACTGGAACTGATTTTGACGTACAACTTAACTATGCTGCTGCTGATGGTGGTGCTGGTTCTGCTGGTTCATACGTTGCAAACTCTGGTCTTTCAGAATTTGATACTATTCTTCAAGAATTAGACAAGCAAGGTGCTATTGAAGAGAACATGATGTTCTTAGATAGAAACACTGCTCTAGAAATTGATAACATGTTAGCGTCTGTAAATTCACACGTTGCTGGTGGTGCTTCTTATGGAGTATTCAACAACGCAGAAGATATGGCGTTAAATTTAGGTTTCTCTGGTTTCAGAAGAGGTTCTTATGACTTCTACAAGTCTGACTGGAAATACTTAAATGACTCAACTACTAGAGGAAACTTGACTGATATTCAAGGTCTTTTAGTACCAGCTGGTACATCTACTGTGTATGATCAATCTATGGGTAAAAATATCTCTAGACCATTCCTACATGTTAGATATAGAGCTTCTGAAGCTGATGATAGAAAAATGAAATCATGGATCACTGGATCTGTTGGTGGAAACTACACTTCTGATGCTGATGAGATGGTAGTTAACTTCTTATCTGAAAGATGTTTATGCGTTCAAGCAGCAAACAACTTCGTATTATTTAAGAGCTAATTGCTAATAACTATTAAGGTAAGGGCGCTTCGGCGCCCAATACCTTATTTTTTTAAACTTTTTAATTATATTATATTATGGAATACAAAGATAAATTGTATGAGTTGATTGGTAGGTATCAACCAATATTAAATAAAATACCATCAAGACATACTAGAAAAAACCCTTTAATGTGGTTTGACCCTGAAAAAGGTTACAATAGAGAATTAAGATATGCTACGAACCAAAAGTCACCATTTGTTGATGAACAAGTTGGTCCTGCAACTTTAGGACATATTGCTTTTAGAAACGGTAAAATGCACGTAGAAGGTAGACAACAAAACTTAATAAAGTTTTTAGAAAAACACCCATTAAACGGTAAGTTATTCAAAGAACACGATAAAGTTGAAATAGCTGAAGATCAGTTAGATTTCTTAGAGTTTCAAGTAGAATCTATGAAATATGCTAAAGATATGGAAATAGAGCAAGCTGAAGCTATATTAAGAGTTGAAATTGGTAGTGAGGTTAGTAAAATGACCACTAAAGAAATAAGAAGAGATCTTATTATTATGGCTCAAAGAAGTCCTAAAATGTTTTTAGACTTGGTTCAAGATGATAACATTATGTTGAGAAACATGGGTATTAAAGCTACTGAAGCTGGTATACTAGAACTTACACAAGATCAAAGAACATTTAAATGGAAATCAAATGGTAGAAAACTATTTGAAGTACCACATGAGGAGCATCCTTATTCAGCATTAGCCGCTTGGTTTAAAACTGATGAAGGTATGGCTGCTTTTCAAACAATTGAAAAAAGATTAAATTAATAATCACTTTATAGGGTAGTCACTCTATATGGGTGACTACTACTATAAAACAAAAAAAATATGGTCAATATAAATACAGTATATCAAAGAGTATTAACCATTGCTAATAAAGAGCAAAGAGGATATATAACTCCACAGGAGTTTAATATACTTGCTAATCAAGCTCAGATGGATATATTTGAGCAATACTTCTATGATTTAAATCAATATCATAGAACAGACAGCATAAATGAAACTATATATGCAGATACTGTAGATATTTTACAAGAAAAAATAGATCACTTTGAAAAATACAGAGTGACAGTAGATATGAGCAGTGGTAGCGGAGTAGGTGTATTACCTGATTATTACCGCATGGGTGCTTTATATCATAAAAAACTTAATAGATATTATGAAATTGAAAACGTTGAACAAAACGAACATCACATATATCTAAGCTCACCTTTAACAGAACCAACACTAACTAGACCTATATATGTTAGGTATTCAGTAGCTGGGGACAATCAAACAAACAGAGAACGAAGAATACAGGTTTATCCTGAGGCTATAACTTCAGAAGTTTATTGCAACTACGTAGCTAGACCAACAACTGTTAGATGGGGTTATACTATGGTTCAAGACAAACCTTTGTACAATCCAGCAGCTTCTTACACTACACACTTTGAATTACATCAGTCAGAAGAAACAGATTTAGTTTTTAAGATATGTGCTTTATCTGGTATAGTAATTAAAGATCCTGCACTTTATCAATCTTTAGCTGGTGAAGAATTAATAAATATAAAATCAGAAAAACAATAAGATATGCCATTATTTCAAGGAACACAAAGACAGTATTACGATAATAGTCAGACTTTAGTTAGTAATGGTAATGCAGCTTTACCTGCTTTAACTTTTAGCCCTCTACCAACGTTAGAGGCTGATTTTGATGTTTTCATAAACGGTAGTGAGATAAATTCAAATTTATACTCTTACAACGCTAGTAGTGGTGTTATTACAATGAACCCCGCTTTAGCATCTGGTACTTCTGTTTTAGTTAGACAGATAACACCCAGTGAACAACTTGGTAACTATCAATATGTAGCTATAAATGATTTAATAGCTAACTTTCAAGTTAACTAT